GACCTTGAGTGCGCTGTTGATCAACGGCGCCGCCGTCGCCCACGCTCCCCAGCTCGCGTCGAGCATACCGTTGTCGACACCTACAGGCCCCTGCCAATAACTCCACTTGGTTCCATCCAGCGCCGGCATATCAGCAATCTTGCAACGGCCGAGGAACAAGCTGCTGCCGTTGTTCCACCACCCGTCATTCGACACCGCATAGACATATGTTTGATTGCCGTCGACATCGCCTACCGTACCGGGGTAGGGAGAGTCCTTGCCATACTGGGCGAACCAGCAGGTGTTGTTGACGGCGCCGGCAAACATCGGCGTCGTGTAAGGCTGTGCCGTAGCCGGTGGCTGCGGGGTCCAGGCGCCGCCGTGATTGATGCTCTTGATGATCTGCATATTGGCAGAAGACTGCTTGCACGCCACCCCCGTGCCGCCGTGGGTGCCATACACCTGCCGGGCCGCCGTGCCGTAGAGCACGCCGTTGACCGAGATCAGCCCCATTGCCTTATAGGCCGCATTGTCTGAGCCAGTTATGGAGGCGGCGCCCCAAGGCACCATCTTGTTGACGCTGCTGCCGGTAAACGCCGTGGTATAGTCCGACAGCAAGCTGACCTCGAAATTCGACGAAGGCGCGGCGTCCTGCCACCCGAAACTATCGTCGTTGACCGCATAGATCTTGTCGTCATCGGCCCAGGTATTGGCCCACACGTCCGAGCTGATGTACCTGGTCGATGCGCCACTATTGGATTTATACACAGTGCCGTAGTTCACCGTGGTGAAATGGCCGGGCAGTACTGGAGACGACATGCCTCCACCAATCCTCAACACTCGCCCGAGCGACGGCTTCGCCACGAGCAGGCTGGCGGCGGCGCCGAGTGCCACCCGTCTAGTCAGGCTTCTGCGTTCCATAATGAGCACATCATTTATAGGTGGCGATTGTGGTGGCGGGGATCTGGTTCGCGTTGGCCGTCCAGGTCGGGTTGGCCTGTCCCGCCGTGGTGCCTTGGATCTGGTACGCAAAGGAACCGCCATAGCTGGTCGACGAATTTACATAAGGCACGGTGTCGGTTATCGTGAAGGGCGCGCTGATGCTGTTGATCGTGCCAGCAGTCGTGGCAAACTCCGTACCGGCGACGACCAACTGGCTCCCGGTTGTCGGGGTGGCCGCCGCATTGACCCAGGTGGTTGCCGACACGCCGATAACATTCGAATTGGTTTGATCCAGCGCATGCGTAGTGCTTCCACCACTGAATGCAGCGACAAAGAGCGCGCAGTAGTTACCGGTGAACGTGAAGGTATGGGAAGCTCCGACGATCGGTGAATACGCGTGCCACACCCGCATATTGTAACTACCGTTACTAGCACCCGCGTCGTAGTTTATGTCCGGTATCCATGTATTGGTTAGGCTATCAGAGAGAACATTGGTTCCAGTCGATGCATCATAATTTGCCACGAGAACGACGATCAAGCTGGCCCCGGCCGTGCTTATCGGGGTGGCCGAGGTGCTGCACGCAGCCGTCCCGCTTCCAGCAACCGCCGTGTGGTTGCCCGCAACAAAAGGACCGCCGCCGCCGCCGCCGGTAGTGAACGGCATCTGCACCATGTTGGCATGCAACGACGCCAGCGACAGCCCCGCGACGACCGCCGCGGTCAGCGCCAGCCAACAGAACAGAAACCGTCTCATGGCGTGGAGACTGCCAACTGCACCATGCCGCTGCCGAGCTGTGCGCCCGAAGCGAAGCCCGTTGCGACCACGCCGTAGAAGCTGTTTGCCGGGACCGCCACACTGCCGCTAAACATGGATTGACTGGTGTTGATCGTGCCGTTGGCGTTGCATGGCGTCGTGCTGATCTTGGTGCCGCTGCCGAGCGCCGTGCCGCTCGCTGCATAGTAAACATCGAGGCTGGCCGTGCCGCCGGCTGCGACATTGCCGATTATGCAGACCGCCGCCACCGCAGTCGATGCCGCCCCGGTCTGCCCCATCGGCAGGGTGTTGGTCGCCAGGTTCTGCCCCGGTCCCCAGGTCAACTGGAAGATCCTGCTGACGCCCGAGCCGCTGTCTTGTATGCCGAGCCCGTCGCTGGTAGCAGTCACCAGGTGCCCCGAGGTGAACGGCGGTGTCAGCATGTAGGGCGCGCGAGTGTCGGCGGCGTAGGCGATCACTGCAGCCAGCGCAGCCACACACACGGCACCAAGTAGGAACTGTTTCATTCGAAACCTCAATGGCACGCGATGACGATGCCGTCCGTGACGGTCGCCCCGGCGATAACGATGCTGACACCGGGCGTGGCTCCGATGATCACACCCTGCGGGCACACCGGACCGACCGCGCCGCCGGTCGGCATCAGCAGGATAAAGGCGTCCGCCGACATCGACACCAGCAGCACCCCCATCAAAAGAACTAGCGAAACGAGACGTTGCATCGCCCCGCTCCCGCAGTTATCGGTCCGCCGGTGACCTTAGCGCCGATCCAGTAGTTGGCCGGCACAACAGTAGGTACAGTCGTCAGCAGGTTCGCGCTCTCGGTCCCCGCTGCCGATGTCACCATGTTAAAGGATGACGATATCGCCGTCCCGGCTCCAATCAACCCACTTGCCGTCTGCTGGTAGAATTGCATCGAGCCGGCGTTCGACACGACATCGTTCTGGCACCGGATCGCATACACGGTGCGCGGCGTCGCTGTCCGCCCAACACCAAACCCGTTGGTCGCCGTGCTCAGATCCATCCCCGGCAGCCAAGCAAACGGGAAGTACTGCACCGGACCCATCGGAACGCTCAGCGCGTTGGCCCCACCATTCACGACAAGACTTTGCGTATCGGCCGGGAACGCCACCGCACCGCCTGCTGCCGTGCTGCCTTCAATCAATCCCGTATTGATTTGATCCACCGCATTTGGCGTCAGTGTGGCCTGTACCCCCACCGTGGCGAGGTTCACCCCACCCTGGTTGGGCAATGTGCTCACGGCAGGAAACGTCAAATTGCACCCTGCGGCGATGCACACGAAGGTCTGCCCGTAGGTCCACTCGGCGACGGTCACCGGATGAGCGCCGGAGAGAACCGTGATCCCGCCCGTCACGCCGCCGAGCACAAACCCGGTGCCGGCCGTATTGACTTGGAGACACTGGTACCCGGTCAGCTCACCGCCGCCCAGCGCCACCAGCCCGGTGGGCACCACTTGCCGCTGAACCGGCAGCGCGGGCAACTTGCCGTCCACAGAAACCGCGGCGGCACCCGTATTCGGCGTGGTGAAATTGGCGCAGACGATGTCCATCGCGACGTTGTTGAACCCACCACCCGTTGTGACGGTCTGCGCGTTCGCCGTTCCACCGACAGCAGTAGCCGTGAACAGGTGAGGCCGGCCGGCCACCGCCTGGGCATGGGCGGCCTGCGTCGCCAGACATAGCGCCAATGCGAGAGCAAGCAGTTTCATGGGACGGTGTACCACTGAGTAGCCGTCACAGCCACCAAAAGAGCGGTCGTATCGGCCGGCACGATGACGGGAGCATTAGCAGCCAGCGCGTTGATGGCGGCGCCGGAGGCCGGATACAGCGACAAGGCGCTAGTCAAACTGTTGCGGACATAGTAATGCGCGCCGACCGCTGGCACTGGAAGCGCCACACCACCACTGCCGAGTGTGACTGCGTTGATCACGGCGGTGAGCCCCGTCGCTCCACCCTGAGTGGTCCCGGCAGCTGTAACTGCAGCATTCACGGTATCCGCAGTGGGGGCGCTGGTCGGCGGCGCCTGCCAGCTGCCGTCACCCCGCCAGAACGTCGTATTGCTGGCCCCCACCCCACCAGCGAGATTAGCCGGCGGCACATTGCCGAGCCCGATCGTGCCACTGGCAGTGATCGTGCCACCAGTCAGCGGCGCCGCTGCGGTGATGCTAGTAACGGTGCCACCGCTTGGCGCTGCGTTCTGCAGCGCGGTGATCTCGTTATGGGCAGCCAGGAAGTTGGCGCGGACCGACGCCGTTGTCGGAGTGCCGGTCACCGGCATAGTCGGGTCTATCGCTGAAGCCATGCGCCCACCTCAATCCCAAACCGAAGCGCCGCCGTCCCACACCGAAGCGCCGCCGTCCCAAACGCTGCCCGTGACCGGTGGAGCGAGCCCCTCTTGCAGATTAGTCCAGGTGCTCAACGGCACGAACACCGGCACCGGCAGCGTCGGTATGTAGTCCCCACTGGTGTCACTACGAGGTTGTTCTCCACTCATTGCGGGGTGGGTTCCTGGTGGCGCTTGGCGCGTTTCGCCTGCTTGGCAGCCTTGTCGCGCGCGTGCGCCCTCTCGGGGTTCAGCACCCGGTCACGGCGTGCTCGGGCTGCCATACAGGCGCGGCAGACCCGTTCTTGTCCGCTCCGGCGGTAGATCACCAGGGTGTTCTCGGCATTGAACTCGTGACCGTTGACACAGTGACTTTTCCTGCGTCCTGTGTTTGAACCACGCCTTGTATTCTCCTTGTGCGTCACCGGCTCCATGTGGAGTGGATTGATGCAACGCCGGTTCTTGCACGTGTGGTCCAGCTGCAATCCTTCTGGTATTGGTCCAATCAGCATCATGTAGAGCACACGATGGGCTCTAGTGGTACCATAATGGGTACGTTGATCCGAGACAGCATAGCCATCGCGATCGAGGTACCCCTGCCATTCCCAGCACCCGTTTTCAGTGGGTAGGCATTTCGCAACCAAGTGTTTATAGGTTATCGAGGGAGGTCCACTAGTCATTGCCGTTTCTACAACCCTATGGAGAGTACTTAACCCATGGGCTCGCCCAATAGGGGCCAACCTCCGCACTCGCGATCGACGGCACATCCCGACTGATCTCGATATCGGGCCTCGTATCATCCCGCTCGATCGCCTCATCGAGCTGTTCCTTCGCCAGCGCCTCGAAGTACGCCGCCCGATCGGCACGCCCCAATGTCTTGAAGAAATACGCGAGCGCATAGTTGATCAACACATCGTCCTTATTCTCGAAGTCGCTGACTTGATCCTCGCTGGCGGGATCAAACGGTGTCGGGTACTGCGTAAACGACAACATCGCAGTGAACTGCAGGAACGGCGCCGGCACCATCGTGATGATGTTCCCGAACCGCTTATAGATGCTCGGCCATCCCGGCGGTAGCCACTCCGGCGCCGGGTACTTCTGGTCGAACCACCGCCACGGCTTCTCCACGACCTTCCGCGACTGCCCCAAGGAGCCAATGGCTCCGGTTGGCGGCGGCGTCCCCGGCACCGGCTGCGAGCTGGTATCCAGCACTACGAACGAGTGGATCGTCTTCGTCCTCGGTGGCGGTATCAAATACTTGTCCACCGCTGCATTCCTGGTGAAGTTCATCTGCGCGAACCCGATCTCCGACAGCTCGCTGAAGTCGTACGCCCTCGTGATCCGGCTCTGCGCCAAGTTCAGCACCCGCGTGATCCGCACATCGGGGATATCACTGGGACTGCGATTGCCCAGCGCCGACCTCACCTCGTCTCTCAGATCCTCCTGTGCGAGAACCCCCACTTTGGCTCACTCCGTTCGCCAAAGGGCAGCCGTCATCAGACCGCCCGCCCCATCGCGATAAAGGCGTAGGTGTTGGCCGCACCGGTTGCCATTACCGTGATGCGCGGTGGGGGCGTCGTCTGAAAGTGCCCCGACACCACACTCAGTGCGTCCGCATACAACGCTGCGCTCCCCGCCGCACTCGCACTCACGAACTGACCGCTCAGCATCCCGTACCCGTACCGCCCATCCATCCTCGTCGGCTGCGGCGTATCCAGCACCACGGCACTCGCCGCTAGCGGGGCCGGTGCTCCATTGGAAGCTCTGGTCGCAGATGATTGGGAAGACGCTGCCATCGCTCGCTCCTGTCGGACAAATCAGTCGGGAAACATGGCGTACATCACGATCGGCGCCGTCACATTGACGATGAAGCCGACCGCCACAGCCGTGACCGCCGCCGGGATCGTCACCGCCTTGTTCGCCGCTGCCAACGTGGTCAAGCTGTTGCCCACGGCACCCGCCCCAAACGCCGTGCTCAGCGTCACCACCCCCCTTATCTGCACCCACCCATACGTCACCGACCCGAGCGGGTGTGCCACTGGTGCGACACCAGCTCCCACTGGGCTCGTAGTGCTGTCCACCGTCGTCATCGTCTGATCCGTCATCACATACGAGCACACATCCCCCACGGCGGTCGCCAACGTCCCGCTGAACCGCACGTACTTCCACGCCGCATTGTAGTCAAAGCGGATCGCGCCCAAGTACTCCTGCGGCGACGTATCAATATCGGTGACCGCCGTAGTGAAGCCTTGCATCCTCCCTGGATTAGCCATCGCAACGCCCCCTAATTGGTGTTGATGGTGTCGAGCACGCCGAGCACCCGTCTTCGGCTTGTGACAAACGAGCACGCCAATTCGACTTGCGCGGCCTTGTCGTTGGGCTGATTGGGGATCGCCTTCCACTCCGTCATGTCGAAGAAGTACATCGGATCATAGTGAAATTCGATGAACCTCGTATTCAGGAAGTACATCCTCTGCACCATGCTCGGCGTCCAGACCATCGGTATCCCTTTGAACGTCTGGTTCTGGAACCCCGCATCCGCCAAGCGCGTGTTGGTGATCCGCAGCATCGGCAGCACCGTGTCCTCGTACTGCTCGTACGAGTTCATGTCGCTCACGATGATATCCGGCTGATCCATCGCCCTATTGTTCATGCACAAATTCAGCAGATGCCGCATATTCGAGATCCCATACACCGCGAACGACTGGCCCGCCATCCCGATCGCCTGGCTCTGCCACCACGTATACACGCTCGGATCAATCCCACCCGCATTGAACGCCGGGCTCGCCACATTGGCGCTGTCGGGCACCATGAACTGCAACCCGTCGAACGACGGCGCCGGCAAATTAGCAGCGCCCGAGCCCCCGGTCAGCGTCGTCTCCAGATTGGTGATCAAGCTCTCCTCGGTATTATTGAGCTTTGCATTGACCCAGTTGATGATCTGCGCATCCCCCGAGTTCTGCTGCTCGTCCACCCCGTACCGCATGACGTTGGCCACGAGGTAGCGCCACTGGTACTGGCCCACCGTCAAGAACCGGAAGTCACTCAGATCCACCGTGCCGCCCCGGCTGATCCATTGCACCGTCGTGTTCGTTCCGTACTCCAGATTGACTTCGAGGAACCGGCCCCCTCGGGTCGAGCGGAGCTTGCCTCGGTCCTTCAGCCAAAACCAGAATGGTGTCGCACTAAAGATGTTATCAAAAACCCCAGGCAACCTCTTCTGCCAGGTCGTCGTGTAAAGGTCGTCCAGGGCTTGGGTAAAACTATTTACCATTGTTTATCTCCCCCAAAAAGTGTATCGAGATCCACACCACCACTTTCAGCCTCTTTCAAGCGCTGATAGCGTGCCTTGTCTCGATCACTAGCGCACTTCTTACACATGCGCTTCCCGACGTATGTGTAGTAGCTCCCCTCGACGTAGGGATGGCCTCTAGAACACTCGGTCGCCTTGATCGCCGCATAGGCCCGACGCATATTCTCGGTACGCGTCACCAGTTCCAAATGTTCCGGGTTAATGCACGTCCGGTTTCGGCAAAGATGGTCGATTTGCATCTCTCGCGGGACCGCACCGTACATCAAGATGTACATGACCCTGTGAACCACGCGGGCACCAGTCTGGTTAGGCGACACATACCCGTACCCAGTACTGTCCTTCGCTCCCTGCCAGATCAAGCAGCCATCCTGGTCAGCGACGGTTCTAGCTCGCAGGTAGGGTATAGTATAGAGTATCCTATCTCCGGGTTTCATTCACTCACAACTCCGACAAGGCTGGCAGTATTCCGGGATGTCTAGCCATAACTTCCTCGTAGGCCGCCCTGGTTGCTGCTTCGCCGGTGAGACGGGGCTCCGCCGCCTTCCCATTGCTCGGCGTTAAGCCGCCAAACGGTCGAGGCTTCGGAGGTGGAGGATTATACTTCGTATCCAGTTGTCCCGCCTTCGCCGGGTTGTTGGCCCTCGCCAACCTGTACACGTCTTGGAAGCCAAGGGTCGGATGCTGCTTCGCCAGCCCGATCATCTCGTCCTTCCAGTCCGCGAAATCCTTGTGCTGCGCCCTCAGATCCTTCAAGTCGAGGGTTGCGCGTGTCGTCACGACGTCGTTCTGCACAGTCGACATCTGGCGCACCACCGGGTCGAGCGCCTCCTTGATCGACTGCTGCACCATCGATTGCAGGCTGCTTGTCGTATACGCGACCAACTCTGCATTCGACATCGTATCGAAGTCAGGCGCCACAGGCGCCGCCGGTTGCGGAGTGACGACCTCGCGGATGGTGTCGAGCCTCGACCCCAGCGAGTTGTTGAGCTTGTCCAACCCGTCGACGAACTCTCGCCAATTCGGCGTCGGCACCGCGCCCGGCCCGGCGGTGTCGTTGCCGCCGCTCACCTCATTCGGGTTCTCGCCACTCGGAACGCCGCCAGTATTCTCGACGTGGTCTTCGCTCATCGCTTCCTCCGCACTGCCGGTTTCCGCGCAACGGGTTTGCGGACGGCCTTCTTGACAGCGGGCTTTGCAGCCTGTTTCTTGGTCAGTACCCGCTCACCGCGATGCACCTTGGCTACACCGGTCTTCTTGACCCGGCCGCCACGCTTGAAGCCTCTGAGCCCTTTGTCTTCCAACTCTTTGCGCAACTTTGTGGTGATCCGCTCCATGGCGTCCATGAACGGCGTGTCCGGCTCGTGGGAAAGCCGTGCAATATTCTCTCCAGCCGTCCGAGAAGACGCTGGAGTTCGTGAACCTCTCTCGGCCATCCTTATCGCTTCCTCTCGATCACCTGCTGCCTCTGTATCTCCCGGTAGATGAACGGCAGGTGCTTCTCGATCGTGTTGGGGTTGATCCTCCCGAGCGGCCCAAACGACACCTGCGGCACCAGCTGCCCGGCACCACTGTCATAGAACCGCAACGTGATTTCACCTGCCACGGGCAAGTCAAGTCTCGCGTCCGCGCGAGCTTCGCTTCGCTCGCTCGGCGGAACTTCCACGACGGGGGGCGCGTCCGCATTCTCCTTCGGACGAAGGAAGTGAGCCCGAAGCGCCTCGCTATGCAGTTCTAGATCCAGCGTTTTATCGACCGATTTCGCCATGACGACATCCCGTCATCCAACCAATCCGACCGCAACCCGCGCGCGTGCGCCATCTCCCGCAGCTGCGCCGGGCTCGTGACCTCCACCGGCACCTCAAGCGGCCCCTGCACATGCTCATACACGCCCTCATAGAACACGTGGACGCGAGGGCCTTGGAACCCCCGCACCGACCGCCGTGCGTCCGCCTCACACCGGGCGCACGGCTCCACATTTAAATGGTCACACCCCGTATTCGTCTTAACTCGGTACATGGCTCGCTCCTCCTGAGCGCTTGTCGAAGGGCGCCATGTAGCTATTGCAGCTGACGGCGCCGATACCACAGACCCATGCCGATCAGCGCGCCGCCGATCAGCGCCAGGCTCGACGGCTCCGGCACCGCTTGGCTGACCGTGTCGGTGATCGCCGTCACCACCGCATTGGCACCGGTCGTGATCGTCTCGTTGACAGCCAAGCTCGAAACAAAGCCCGCGAACACATGGTCCTGGGGGCACGTCCCTCCCGAGGGGTTGACGGTCCTATTGCAGCTGAACATGAAACTGTCTGCGCTGGTGGTGCCGGTCAGCGTGGCGCTGGCAGGCGCCAACACATCACTAGCGTTCAGCGTAAAGTCCTTCTCCAAATCATGGATCAGCAGACCGTTGCTCAGCAGCGGGTCGACTGCGACATCGTAGTTGATGCTGCCGGTCAAACTCGGACCGAGCGGCGTTCCCTGAAAGCCGATGGTCACATTGCCGGGCGTCATGGCGAAGAGCCAGTTGGCGCTGCCGGCCCCCGTGATCCCACCTCCAACCGAGAAGCCGCCCCAAATCTTGTCGCCCGTCTCCACACAATTGCCCGAACTCGCGGAGCCAGTGAGCAGGAACGACCCTGGCACGCTGCCCCCACTCGCCACCACCTGCGTCGTCCCAGTACAAAAGCTCGGAGCGGCTGACGCCGCTCCAGCTACCAGCACCAGCACACCACTCACAACACCCAGCAACATCAACCTACGCATCTCGCTACCTCTCTCTGTTGCACGATTTGGCGACGGCGCGTTCGACCTCTTCTTCGGTTTCGCGCACACCAAAGGTTTTTCCGGTCGCAGTGTAAACGATAGTCCCTGTGCCCTTTGCGACGTGGTCGACCCAACCAGGCCCCGCTTTCAGGACGTAAATCGCCGCACTTTCGATCCAAAGCAAGCTCCCATCGCTGCTGTGGAGCAGGACCAAGCACACAACAGGCAAGATCCTGCTCCACATTCACTTATCTTAGCTGCTTGGCGTCGGGTGCGGCAACTCGGGTGTGATAATGCCCACGACCGTCCACCCCTCCGTAGGGGTCCACGCCGTCTTCCACACGACCCTGTTGGCATCTGGCGGCGGTTCTACCGGTGGCAACGGTGGAATATAGATCGGCGGGGTTGCGTACCCTGGCCACGGCGCATCCCCACCCCAAGTGCCAAGCGGCGGCACTGGCGCCCCACCACCGGGCGGATTGGGCCACACAACCGGCGGAATGGGATGGCTCACCCACGGTGGAGGCCCCCCGGGCATCGGTCCGCCACCCACACCCAACCCCGTCAGCGACGCATCGCCGATCAACACCACCTGCTGAGTAGTCCGATTAAGCTTGTCATAGAGCACACCGCTGATCGTTACTTCTACTGCCGCCACGTTGGACCTCGCTTCGCTCGGCCCAACGGAATTGTCGAGCCGCATGGTTCGCTACGCTCACCATGAGCGTAATCGCTATTCATCGTCTACCTGGACCCGGCACAAGATTTTGCACCGGGGTCGGCCTCGCTCCACCTTGACCGCCACCAGCTCCACCACGCTGGCCCATCATCTGCGCCGCCTGCGCAAACGCCATCGGGTTCTGCTGGCTCGCACCGGGCTGGTTGGGATTGACCAGCAGATGCGACGCATCCACCCCGTACATCTCATTCGCCAAAAAGCGTCTCAGCGCCATCTGATCGATCAGCGGATCGTTGTTCCACAACTGGAACAGCGCCATCGCCCGCTGCTCCCGCACCTGCTTCGTCAACGGTATCGAGGTGTCGGGATCGATCTTGATGTCATAGTCCAGATCTTGGATCAGCGCCGGCTGGAACTGCACCCACAGTGGCAGGCCCTCCGGGCCTGCCACTTGTGCTACCATATCAGTGTCCCACCGCTCCGCGATGATGTGGTTCATGTCGCTGACCAGATACGTCAACAGATCCGCGCACGCATCCCGCCTCTCGTCGATGCGGATCATGGTGGCTTGGTTGACGATATTCGCCTCCGTCGCGCTCCTATCAGCGGAGCCGGGCGCATATTCCCCGAACTGGTTGACGCCCATCCCCAGCAGCTCCTGAACTTCCCTATCGATGAACGCATCCATCTCCGGCAACGCCGTAGGCATTGGCGGCGCCTGGAACTCCTTCACCGCCGTCATCGATTTGACGCCAACCGCCACCCCGCTGTTGTCGTCCGCAGTCAGCTTCGACAGCTCATCCGGCGAAATCGCCCCGATCTCGTACAGCAGCTTGCACAACGAGATGCGCCGATGATACATCATCTGCGTCCGCACCTCGTTCTTCTCCATCTGCTGCGGCTCTAGGATCATACTGTCCGGTATACCCCAAAACACCTCGTCGTCAGTATTGAAGCACAACGGATAGAAGTTTATACGCCTCTTAATCTGCAGATCATCCACCTCCCGGAACAACACCTTCTTGTCCACGCTCGCATTGCTGTCGGGCGCCATCACGAACACCAGCCCACTCTTCTTATCACGAATTTCCCACAGTCGAATGCCCTCCACGTTCTTCTGGTACGGGCTCCCCTTCGCCAACAAGCTCGGGTGCTCACCCCACCGGCCCAGCATACCCTGCTTCAGATCCTGCTTGTTTTCAAAGCGAGGATCGTCGAGCACGTCGTCGATGGGTCGCACGCACTCGTAGCACACCCACCGAGCACTGTGGATATCAGTGCAATGAGCAGGCACCACGAAATTAGCGGGATGAGCAGCCAAAGCCCAAGGCGCGTTGGGATGAACCAGATCATTATATTCAACACGTCGCTGCAATCTCCTCCCCCCCGCATCCGGATCACTCGTCGAAAGCGGCTCCGGCGTCGGCGTGAACTCCGCCCCGTAGCCAAGTCTTATCCCAGCCGTTCCGAACATCGTGCTCCACTGCACCGCCCGCTTCATCTGCTCCTTGATGCCCATTGCGTCCAGCAGTGTGTTGTCGACGCGCTCGATCAGCTTCGCAAGTAATTGCATCTCAGGCCCCGGCTTTTTTGAAGTAATCGAAACACTAGGATTTCTAAAATAAACACGCGGGATCAACGTCCGCACCATCTTAAAGTAAACATTCGAGGGCAGTATGCCTTTCCTCCACTCCCCCCGATACCACCTCCTCCAATCCTGCCACCGGTCCTCCCGTGCGTACTCCCGCCTAAACTGCTTCCCCCTCTGCACCTCGTTGATCCACCACTGCGGAACGATGCTGCCCTTGTCGGTATAACCGTCAGCCATTCCGACTATTCCATGGTTTGAACTTCAACAGCTTCTCCGGCCACCACGCATCGTCATGCCAATCACCGTTAAAAGTCAGTGCCCGATCGTCGATCGTGAGGAACGCCGCCGGCTTCTCGTACGCAAACTCAAGCTCGGTCATCGAGCGATCATTCGGGAACCCACTTGCTTCGCGCCACATGGAACGCTGCTTGTGCAACCACAGCGCCATCTCAATGCTGCCCGCTTCAGTCTTGGAACGAGATGAGTAAACAACAAGCCGAAAGTGCTCCTTAGCCACCTCCACCCACTCAAAGAACCCCGGCAAGACCGTCCCGTAGATCTCGCCGCCCTGCCATCCCCGCTCATAGCTGTGGATGACCCCGTCGAAGTCGATGCACAATGTCGGCTTAGCCATGCGTGTCGCTCCGCTCCACGCATGCTCCAATAATGATCGCCCTTCGACAAGCGCTCAGGAGTAGCGAGATCATTCGAGCCAGCCCCACTTCTTCAACTGCGCCACGTCTCGATTGACCCGCTCTCCAATGTCGTCCCGGTACTGCTTTCCGTCCACCTCGATACCCTCAATAGTACGGTAGACCCTTCGGCGCGCTTCGTAAGTATAATCCGGCTTATACCGCCGTCCATCAGGCGCCTGCTTATCTCTCTCAACACGGCCGATCGCCGTCGCCTTGAAGAGTAGTCCATCAGCACCACCGGTTCGATATCGTCCATCCTCATCCCTCATTACATCGCACAGAAACAGGTGGTGCAACCTCGGCTCCTCGATACCCATGATCGGCTCCCCCCGCCAGCCTTCGGCTGGCACGTCGGGGTTCCTGAACGGATACGGCGGGATCGACACCCGCACTGCAATCATCACATCGTCCGTGAGCGGCATAGACCGAGCGACGCCAGCAGCTACGTCGGCGAAGAACGCTCCCGCCGGCTCCTCCAATCCTTCCAGCAGAGCCTCGACAGCATCAAATCCCATTCGGCTGGTCGCCTCCAGCGCATACGCCTGGTCTTCAGTGACGATCGCGTTCACGTCGAACGGTCCCCGATACCCGATCATCCGCAGCAGATCGCCCATCGGCTCCACCGTTTTGCGGGTCAGTCGATCCCCCTTCCCCGCGCCGATCACCACGTTCCCCATACACCCCGTGTTGCAACCCACCCCGCCGCTCATGAACCGCTTCTCCTCGAACGTGTGGTTGAACGGCACGATCCAATCCCTTCCATTGAACCAGCCCTCCGTCGACACCTCGACGCCACTCACAACGCGCTGGATAATGCCAGTCGCATCCTGGGGGAGCTTTCCAGTCTGATGGTCCCATAGCGCCTCATCCTTCACCACTCTTGTCGTCGCAACGTCTCCGACGTCACTCTTCATGACCCACCCCGCGCCCCACGTGCCCTTCGGGCACGTCTTAGCTTCGGCGCGTCCTTTGAACGGGATCGTCTCGGGCACCGTCAAGCCCGCCCGCTCGAACATTTCCATGCCCATCTGCCGGTCCCCCTCGATCTTGTCGAGGAGACTGCAGAACCCAATATACGGCCGATCCGCTTCGCGGATCGCTTCCTCGAACCTGCCAAATCCCACACAATCGCACAGTATCACATCCGCGCTTCGCGCAGCTCTCTCCCAGCCCAGCGGCCGGTTGACGATGCCCCGACCCACCCTGGCGTACCGCTTCTCCTGTATCCACAGATCGACCTCATTGCCCTCGTGCGCCAGCCGCTGCGCCACCCCCGCTCCATCTCCCCCTTTCGACATGATCAAGAAACGCATCACCCAAATCGTTCTGGCCTCAAGGCCACCCGTTCGCGCACCTGCTGCTCCCCGAACAACGCATCCCAGCTGAATGGATCGCTTGTCGCTTCGCTCCAAGCGGCTTCATCCACTGCAGTGAGGATTTGGGCGCGTTCGATCACCGCCAATGCATGAACCATTGCCATCACCCGGTCGTCGAAGCACCCGCTCTCCGCCTCGATCTTCCCGTTCTCCTTCTCCACGAACGTCCCCAATTCCGACCGTAGCCCCTCACTATGAATGATGGCTTCGCCAGCAAGAAGCCTCCTCGCCGTCCCCAGCAGCAGCCCCCGGTTACCCTCGGTAACCAGCGTGCCGTAGTGCTCCAGCCGGCTGATGATATATTGCACGCTATCGGCGCCTCGCGATCCCTTGTGCAACAGGTGCAACGGATACGTCTCGGTGAGACGCTTGAGCGTCACACGGCCGTGATTATTGCGCTCCACGTTTATGTACGCTCCGTTAAAGCGTTGGCCGAGACTGTGTAAAACCTCGCCGAACTCGTGGGGCTCCCGGTATCCACTAGCCCATTCGGCGACCTGCTCCAAAGATTGGAGGCATACAACTTGGGCGACCGAGTTGTCTCCCCCAACACCCCCTGAAACATCTGCACCCACCACGTACCGGAGCCCTGGCATAGGGTGGGGCTGAAGCACTCGTAACTCTCGACTTTCACGTGTCCAGCTAGTGCTAGAGCTGAAGCGGACATGCCGGAAGAACGAGAACCCCGTCGATTGGAAGCACTCGTCGAAGCTCGTCGGATGCTCTTGTCTGAACGCACGCAGATCCCCCTCGAAATCGACCTCTAGACGCTCTCGCCTCCATTGTAGAAACTCCGGGCTAACGCCCGTCGTTTCTACAAGCTGGGGCTCCTCCAGCTCCTCGCTGAGGTTTGCCATGAAGTGCTCGCGCTCGCTGTCAGACCCGAAAGGGATGACATTGTCGGACATCCCCTGACTGGGGAAGAAGAACAGTTGAAATCCTCGTCCCTCGCGGGCACGCACGCACTGCCGATGATACCAATTGCCAACACCATTCCCAGTGCTCTCCACCACGATCTCGCCGTGCTCTGCGGCTGGGAATATTCCCTTCGTGAACTCCTCCGGGTTCTCATAGAACGCCGCCTCACTCAAATGCAAATCGGTGATGTTGTCGCCCCGCCCGAACCTTCGGGCGCCCGCTGTGCCGATCCACAACGACGAGCCCGTCTTTAGGAACGTGATCGCCTTCACACTGTCCGTGCCCAGCATCGGTTTCAAGGCGCCCTTGAGGTTGTTGAGAATGAACCTGGCGCGCCCGAGAAGGCGCGCCGAAGCATCCGTCTCGTGGCTGACGATGACGCATCGCCGGTTCTCCTCCGCCAAGCATTTGGCGACATACCGCGCCAACACGTAGCTCGATACCCCCGCACCCTGCCGGCCCTTCGGGATGATGTTCCGCCTGCCAAAGTTTTCATCCAGTACCACCTGCTGCGGCTTCAACTTGAAATCAACCGTCTCCGCCGCCCGATCGACGATCTGGAACATCGCCTCGATAAGCTGGCGATACTGCATCAGATCGTCTCGCACCGGTAAGCGATAGCGTATTGATTGCCTGCCACCAGCGCCGACGCTTGAGCCCACTGGATCTGGAAAGCAGGCATGGTTGTAGGCTGCGAAAACAGTGACACGGGGAACACCCAGTTCCCCCCCGTGGGTGTCAGCTGGCAAGCCAGCGTATTGGTCGGCTTCACCGGGAACGTCAGCGGCACAAACCCGTTGCTGCCCGGCGTTCCAGCTGGGGACAGGAGTATCACACCCACCGTAGCGCCCGATCCCGGCTGCAACGCAGCAGAGCCTGTACCCAGCCCGGTGCCGGCCCCAATCGCCATAGCCACGTTGGTGAGCATCCCTGCGGAGCCCGGCCCCGCTTGATAGCCAGCCGCATACAGATTGGCGCCGGGCGACTGGTCAGTCACCAGCGACGCCACGTAGATCCCGTTCGAGACAGTGTTCGACAAGATCGGAACCGTAGTCGTGCCGAAGTACGGGACCACACTGCCGTGAACCTGCTGCAAGTTCGCGTAGTTGGCGTTTATCGAGGAGCCGGGGTTGAGAGCATCAACCGCGTACCCCGCTACTCCGCCGACGATCAGCTCGCCAACGATCATCACACCCGGCGCACTGGCGTTCCCCAACGCGACGGCGTCGCCGCCGCTGCAGCAAACCTGCAGGTAGCCGATATACGAGACCGCACCCCCCGACAGATCCAGCACCCCGGTGTTGGTCTGATTGGTGAAGATTTGATTGGCGAAGATCGCCACCCCATAGTCGATCTGGACGGCTATCGTACTGCCAAACCCGCACGCGCTGCCGACGTGATCCGCCCAGATCGTCCCAATAAGGGCCTCATTCTTGAATTCGAAGTCGGTCGCATAACCAAGCACACCGATATCATCCAGCGACACCCCAGCCGCCCCGAGCGGAGTGCCGGCGACCCGCACTCCCGTGCCGGCTCGCACCGCCGCCGTGCACGCCGGCCCAGCAGTGAACATTATCTGCGCCTTGATATCCTGGGCAAAGCCGCGATCGGTGTTGCCGACATCCAGCTCCACTGCCGCCTTCGACACCCCGTTGCAGTCGGTATAGAGACGCTGCAGCCAGGGCCGCTTACCAGTGATGTAGACACAAGTATCGAACCCACCGATCACGCTGTCGGTCACTGCGAAATCCGCGAACCCGCCATCCGATACCGCCAACCCCACGAAAGCCGACGAGTTGGTCGACGGCAGCGGCATCCCATTGCGGTAGATCAAGCAGTTCCTGATGCCGGCACCTTCCCCGGCGGCTGCGATCGTGTGGCTGCTATCCAGTCGCAGTGCCGGCATCGTCGCGAAGGCAGCGGGGTTCTCGGCCTGGTTCTTGAAGGTCCAACCACAGTCCAGCGTCGTGTTGGCCGGGATCGACACGTTCCCGAGCAGCAGCAACTTCCCACCGGCATCCACCGTGCAGACCCCACCCGGCCCCACGCTGGTCAGACAGGTGTCGAGAGAGCCCGTCGCGTCCGCCGTCCCGGTCAGATCCCCACCGAATTGGGACACGAACTTGCCGGAGCCCCCGCCGGTCCCGATGCTGTTGAGCAGAAACCAGTTGGCCCCATTGTTGCTCAACATTGCCCGGAACCCGCTGAACAGCTGCCCTATCGCCAACGGCAGCCCGCCATTCTGCTGGATGACCTGAGCGGTGCCGCCGGGGAACGCGATGGTCGGCGCACCCGTAGTATTGGCGTAGCTCATCGTCAATATCAGCAGCGTGGTCGTCGGCACGCACGGCAGTGTCGGTATCGTAATGGCATCCCCGGTGCCACCCGCCACGGCATTCGTCACGCACTGCGACGGCGGTGGTGCCTGTGCCTCGCTTCGTGTCGCTACGCTCCACGAAATCGGCAGCAGCAGCAACCCAACGAGAAGCACACGCATGATGATCTCGCTTCGCTCGATCATGTGCCAGTATTGTTGGCGACGATGTTGTGGGTACCAGTGGCATCGACGAGCAACGAGCCGGTGCCGCTCGGCCCCCCGGTGGTGTTGCTGGTGACGACGCAGTAATCGGCGCTGCCGGTCAAGCGGATGCCATAACGATGCATCGCCGGGAAACCGAACCCAGCCCCTACCAGGTTGCTGTTGATTGTGCAGCCTTCACAGTCGGTGAAGCTGAGAGCGTCGTACGTGTTCGCGGCAGCTGTTCCATTGCCTACACACAGATTGTTGGTGAACAGAACGTTATTTGCGCCGTAGTTGACCACGGCGCTCCGCTTGTTGACGTATAGCTGCACGCCGACAATGCTCACATTGGCGACGTTAGCACTCGGCGCAATGATGATCCCGTTCAACGAGTTGTTCGAGGAGCCACCCTCGATCGACACCGCTTGAACTTGCCCGCCGCTGTGGCCGATATTGATGCCCGCCTGCCCGCACGTATCGGAAAAGCAGTTGGACAGGGTCACCGACTTCACCCCGCCAACGGAGGCCGGGCTGGTGATGAAGCCGCTCTGCCCGTGGTTCAGGAACTCGCTGTCCGACACTGTCAGGCCGCTGGCGTTGCGGGCGTACACACCAAAGGCACTCCCTGCCAACTTGCAATTGGTGATGTAGACGCCTTGGGCGATCCCTGTTGTGTCGCTGCCAATCAAAATGGCCGCGTTCGCGGTGGCGGTAGCGGGCGCGATCACGCCGTCAATCTCAAGCAGATACTGGTTCGAGCCACCCTCGACGAAGATGCCGTTGTAGAAGCCGTTCGCCATCCGTACGTTCTCGACCAACGCCCCGTACGCGTTGGCGAACCGGATCAGCGCCCCTCCAGTGGCCGTGCCAGCCACGTTGAAGCCCATATCGCGGATCTGGCAGTGCGCCAGATTACCTGCCGTCAATACGAATACGTCTACCGATGGGTTGCCGTTGATGTTCAGCAGTGTGGTCTGCGGCCCATCTCCTTTCAGGTTCACCCCGCTGGCCAAAGACGGCCAAACTAACTGCGTCCCAGCTGCCGTCGTCAATGGCCCCGGTCCCAGATACACAGTGGCGCCGCCAATCGATGCGGCATAGTTGATCGCCGCTTGGATCACCACGAGGTCGTCGCTGCCACTGCGCAGGTTGCCGAAACGGCCGTTGCGCGCGTCGACGAACGAGCCCAGCACCGCAGCCAATGCCCGCGTTCCCTGATCCGGGTTGTTGTTGGGCGGCCCTGGGTTGGGACCGTCCACCAGCACCAAGCTATTGGCGATGACCTCCGTAATCAGGCTGGTGTCGATGCCCAGCTCAGTCAGCTGGTCCCACACCACATTGCCACTGGCATCAGTCACCAGCTGGCGGTACTGGCCCACTCCATAGATGATGGCGCGGCCATTGGGATCGAGCCGGATCGGATCAGTGTTGGCGGTGGTCTGGGCCGCATCGAGCCATGTCGTCTGGGGCACCGTCGAGCCGGGCTCATACATGTAGACGAAGCCGCCTGCATTGGGCACCGTGTACGGCTGCCCATCTACATCAATGCGTGTCAGCGTGAACTGCTGCTCCCCATTCGGCAGCAATACGGCACTCATCTCGCTTCGCTCGATGAGATGCCGTATGCGGACGTACGCAATGCACGCATGCTCCAACGGGCTCGCTTCGCTCGCCCGAATACTTTACGCGTCACCGCGCGCATGTCTCGAATACTTCGCTAGGTCCAGGCTTCGATCGTGACGATGCCCCCGGCGGTGCTGATCAGGCTGAGCACGGTCTGACCCGCAGGCATCGCCAACAGCACCGGCTCCTGGTTCACGTCCTGCAATAGCACTGCACTGGCGCCATTAGTGGTGGTCGCAGTGGGGATCACCGCCACCTTAGTGGGGTCCACGTACAGCGGACGGGCAGTGCTGACAGCGTTGATCCGGAGCAAAGCTCCGTCTTGAAGGGGCGCCAGCTGGCCTTGCTTGAGCGTGTAGGATTGCGCTGTGTTGGCGACGAGCAGCAGGCTGTCACACCACTCGCTCAATGGAATGAGATTGGGAACCTGGACGCCCTGGTTGCGCGCCACAGGCACCATACGCTGAATGGATTGAACCATTTGACGAACTCTCCCCCAGATCGCACGCATGCCTCACGGCGGCCTTCGGCCGCTTGAACTACTTCTCGACGTTGACTTGGATGTTGACCTGAAGCAGCTGCTTGGCGACGTCCTCGGCAGTGACACCCTGCACGCCCACGCCCTTGCCGTATTGCATGAAGCCCGCAGTTCGGAACCACGTCTCGCTGGCTGCCAACGCAACCTTCTCGTCATGCGAGCGCAATGCGCTGCTCAACGCCACGAAGGCCGCAGGCTTCATCCCAATGAACTCGTTGTCCATAGCCCGAAACTCGCGGTCCCGCGCCTCGATGTACCGGTCGGTGCGACTGATCTGCTGGACACGCTGCGCGCTCATTCCGATCATCTGCGCAATCTCGCGCTTCGAATGCCCGCGGATCTCCAGTGAAAGGATCGTTCGAGCCCGCGTCCGCAAGCCGCGCTTGGCAAGGCCGAGCTGGCGCTCGGCCTGACGCTGCTCAGTGGTACTCATGCGTCGCTTCGCTCCGCATAGAAAGGAGTGCCGCTCCACGCAGCCTCGCTGCGCTCGGCTGAATTAACACCCGACTTCTCAACGGGTTGCACAGTGGGCTCCAGACGCGCAGCACCAGGCACGCGAGCCCGGTCAGGTTGCAAGCGACCGAAGTCGCTCAACAACAGCAATTCCAAAAGGGTCCGCCGCTTCGTCATATGCAAGCGCGTAGCATGCATGCCGGACCCCTGTCAATCCATATGTTGCGTGTGCATGCATACCTCTTTCAAAATCGGGTACACTTCAGAAGGGGGATTGAGATATAGAACTAGGGGCCAGGGGGGCCATGCACCCCCGGGGGCCCCCACCGTACCATCCCTACCACACTGCACCATCCCTGCCACACACATGCACATGCATATATGCCGCAACAATTGCGATCCGCGTCGCAACGATTGTGATTCCATGCGCAACGTGTTGCCTACAGCTCACTTGACCTCGCTACGCTCGGTCAAGACTGCGGCGTGTTGTCGCGGTGAACTCGCTTCACAAGGCCAAGGGTGCGGCGTGTTGTCGCACTTAAACGTCAACGCATACTATGTAATGTAACGTTACCAATGTCCATGTAAGAAATCTACCCCTCTAAAGGGGTGTGACGATTTGTCCAACTTTGCTACCGACATAATTAACTTGCACTATCACCTATTTCTACAAGCAACAATACCGCAACACAATTTTTCTAACCCATTGATAACACTCACAGTTATTCTGATAGGTCCTTAGGCCCGTAAGTCTATTAGATCCTCTGGCGTGAGAGAGAGAGAGAGAGAGAGATCTTCTTCCTCACTTAGTAAGTTGGTGTCTAATAGACTTATTGACGTACAACCCAACCCACACTACCTTGCCAACCAGCCCGCGAGCACACCGCAGCGGGCTCTCATCGAAGGGAAGCACGATGCCGCGTCTAGTCACTTCCATCAATCAAGTCACTCTCTACGTAAGCGCCCGCGAGACTACGGATTGGGCGAAACGCTGGCCGTGCTCCCAGCTGCGCGGCAAGCGTCTCATGGCGCAATTCGACAGCGGCGGGTTAATCGACGTGACGATAGACGGTCGCTATGGTGACTGCGACGCTGTCGAGTTCAACGCGATTACAAGCGACTTCCTGCGCGACCGGCTAGCCACAGACCATCCCGCCTATTTCGCGGCAGTTGGGCAATTCGACTAGGGTTCACACTCCATCGCCCTCGTCCCTTCCTAGCCCGCTACGCCCGCTAGGGCGCGCTACACCGCCCCGCTGTAGGGGCCAGCCCGGCTTGGCCCCTACAGCCTCCCCCAAATCGATTTTAGGAGCCTTCCAAATGACACCAGAACAGTTCCTGTCAGCGAACCCGATCCGGTTCGGAGCTGCACGCGTCGCCAGCAACCCGCACATGGTCGATTTCGAAGGTGATCATTACCGCTGCACCATATCGCGTCCCGACAAACGGCGTATGACAGTGTTCTATTCAAAAGGCCACGGGCACAACGGCGTTCCTCCAACAGCTCTTGAAGTAATCAACTGTCTAGCAGATGACGCAGCAATGATAGAAAACGCACGGGACTTTAACGATTTCTGCGCAGAATTAGGCTACGACACAGACAGCCGTCAAGCCGAACGCACCTACAAAGCCTGTCAACAGCAAACCGACCGCTTGAAGAGCCTATTCGGCCATGCCTACCACGATTTACTCTATGGTACAGAGAGAGACTAACCATGAGATCCCGCAAGCGAGCTGCCGCTCGCCTCAACATCGACGACTACCCATCGGAGTACACGCAACTTCTCCTTGATTTCCAAGATCGGGTAATCGAGCGTCACGAGCCCTACCTCGCCATCGGCCCTCTCACCCGCAAGGGTGCGGCCGCAGCCCGTGCCAGGATGCACTACTTCCTTGGCATCCTCCGCAACACCCCCAACAAGGATCAATACCTCGGCGAGCTGAACCGCATCGGCAGCTTGATGACCTCGACCCTGGCCCTCCTCTCCGGCTCCGAGGACAGGGGCGACGCCCGATACGCCCTCCACTGGCAACTAAACCCCCTTGTCGCGGCCATTCGCCACTCCGACCCGCAAAAGGAGTTCATTCGATGACCATCAACTATGAATTCGGCGGAATGCTGTATCGCAACAGTCGCGATATGCACATCGCAATTGCTGAAGAATGGCTCTCGGCAGGCGGCCGCAACACTCGCGACGAAATGCTGGCGGACCTCCCGGGGATCAGCGACAGCGATCTAGCCGACGAGGCAATTGCCAACTGGGACGCCAACGACATGCACAGACCAGACGGCGAACCTCCTCAACGTTTCGACCGCGACGAACTGATCGCGGCGTTTGTCGACATCCGCGCGAACTTTGACCATCACTTCCCGCAAGAGGAGGAACCACAATGAGCCATCACTACCACGTCTACCAATTCTTCCCCGACGACACCTCCGAGCGCATCCTGAGCTACGCAACAGCCGAGGAAGCCGTTGTGTGCGCCAAGAGGCGCACACAATACCCCGCTGCCCTCATAGGCATCATCCGCCGTATCATCATCACAGACGATGGCGACCACACCTGTTTCGAGTGGCTCCGCGGCAAAGGCGTGACCTTCCCACCTCACAAGGAGTTCACCCAATGACCATCAGCGAATTGATCATCGACCTACAAGAACTTTTACGTCAAGACGGCGACCTTGAAGGCGTTAAGTACGGCAGCGATGGCTGGGTCTATATCCCAACCAAGCAATTCGACGAGCTGTCCGATGAGCAATACGAACGCGTTTGCGGAGCAGACAGCGATCCTGATTAGCGCTACACAACGGTTGACCTCATAGTTCAAAACATGCATGTAGGTGCAGCGGGTGCAATATGCCCCGCTCACCCACATAGGAACCCCACACCATGCCCGATACACCCCGCACCAAGATCGCCAGCGCCGCAATCGACAATGGCAACGTAACCATCAGCTACTACTCCGATCCCGCCAACGGCCCGCAAACCATCGCCGGCACCGTCACCATCGACATCCGCGACTTCTCCACACCTACCATCTACGACCTAGCCGCCACCGGCTTCGCCGCAACCGCTTCCACCTATTACCAACGCGGCAAAGCTCACCCGGATGTCCCTGCGATCGCCACACGCCTCCACGAACAACTCAAAGCAGGCAAGTGGCATCCTGGCAAGGCCGCACCCGTAAGTGAGCCTACCGACCTCATGCGCGCCCTCGCCGAAGCCACAGGCACACCCGTCGCCACGGTCGAAGCTGCCTTTAAGGATCGCATGGTCACGCTGCCTGACGGCTCGCTCTATCGTGACGCACGCGGGCACACTCGTCGCTACTTCGATCGGGCCATGCAAATGCAAATCGCCCAAGACCCCAAGGTTGCGCCCATCTTGAGCCGTCTCATTCGCGAGCGTCTCGCGCGTCAGCCCAAGCCCGCCCGCGACGCCCCCAGCATGATTGATGGTCTGTTCCATGAGCCTTCGGCTCACGAACCCGCCAATCCTTCAGAGGCAGCCTAACGCTCACTCCGTTCGCGTTAGAAAGCCGAAAGCCGACAATCGTAAGGGGCAGCCTAACGATATTGTGCTTGACAGCACGCATACCCTAGGCGCATACCCTCGCACACCTGCTCGCAGACCTCCCTCGCCAAAGCGACCCCGCCAGGCGAGTGTTTCCCGCCCTGCTTCGCCCTTCGGGCTTCGCAGGGCAAGGCCTAGCGAGCAGGCGCGGAGCCATCTCGGCGGTTTCCCCCCTCCGGGGTGGCTCCACGGCTCGCTTGCCTCGACGTGAAAGAAAAACCCGCTGTTCATCCGATGCCCTACACCACCCCCCGAAAGCTCCATCCCCTCAGCGTCAAGATCCCCCGCGCCCTCTTTGACGAGGTCCGCATCCTCGCCCTCGACCCCTCCACGGGCCAAGCCCGCTACGGATTTTGGTCCCGCACCATCACCATGCTGATCCGCCGCTGGCTCGACGAACAGCGCTCACCGCACCCGGCGCCGATTGATGCACACGACATAGGGCTACTGCCACCGATAGACCCGGTAAGCGGCAAGGAAGCGCCGATTTGGCGAGCAGATTGGAGCAAGGAAGACAACAATGCCCATTGATATAGACGCGCATATCAGGCTCGCCGACCTGCGCTTGCGCGTATTGAACGGCGAGACACCCAGCGCCATGGAAATGCGCGAGCTGCTGCTCGACCTCCAGCGCGGCCGGGACATGGCCGCCGCTGCCAGTGCCGCGCAGCGCCGCAAGATGGCCAAGGCAGCCAAAGCATTCGACAAGCGCCCTCCCCTCGATCTCGCCGACTTGTTCAAGTCCTCGCCTGGATGGGGACCATGAAGCTCTGCAAGGATTGCTGCTGGGCGGCGTACGAACTGATCCCGCTTTCCGACGATCCGAGATTAGCGCAACTGAGCACGCGCCTATTGCGCGACCCGACCTATCAGCCGCCACGGCACTGGCTATGCAAGCATGTGACCGCCTATATGCCGGGCGAGCCCGACCTCGTCATCGGCAAGCCCGCCGTGGTGGCCGGCGCGTGGCTCAAGTGCCAGACGGCGCGCATCAGCACCTTTGACGACCATTGCGGCCCCGAGGGCCAGTATTGGGAAGCAAAGGAAGAGTGACGACGGCGCTCGCCACCATAGCTAGAAACATGCATGCAGGGACCACAATGGAAACCACCTTCCCCCAAGTCATTGACAGCACGATGCGCGGCTCGTTCCTCAAGTGCCCGCACGATTTTTTCCGCGCCCACTGCCAAGGCTTGACCACCCAAGAAGCCCCATCCATAGACCTCCATTTCGGCGCCTGCGTCGCCAAGGGCTTGGAAGCCTCGCGCCGCTATTACTATGAGCACGGCACGCAGAGCGAAGCCGTCGTCGAGGGCGCCCGTGCGATCATCGAGGCCTGGGGCACCTTCACCTTCGAGCCACGCAATCGAAATCAACAAAACAAATCGCTGGAGAACTGCCTGCTGGCGCACCGCGATTACTTCCGCGAGTGGCCTCTCGACACCGATCACCTCCGCATCCACGTCCACGAGGGCCAGCCCTGCATCGAGTTCGCTGGTGCGGTCGAACTCCCCGACACCCGCCACCCTGAAACCGGTGAACCCATCGGCTACGCCGGCCGCTTCGACCTGATCGGTGACTACCGTTCTTCAACCTGGGGCGACGACGACAAGACCACTGGAAGCAATGTCGCTGGGCGCGACTGGTCCGAACAATGGCGCTTGCGCGGCCAATTCACCGGCTACGTCTACATTGCCCAACACTACGGTATCCCATTACAAGGCTTCATAGTTCGAGGCATCCAGATCCTGACCGATCAAACCAAGCTCGCCGAGTGCATCGCACCTCGCCCCCGTTGGATGATCCAACGCTGGCTCGACACCCTCCTCCGCGACCTCCACCGCATGATCCAGTATTGGCACCGCTGGAAGGAAACCGACGCAGACGAGAGCTATCCTCAAGTCCTCGACAGCGGATGCTACAATTACAATCGCCCCTGCCAATTCATGCCGCTCTGCACCGCCGAGCACCCCGAGCGTTGGCTCGATACCTACCACGTCAACCGTTGGAACCCCTTAGAGCGCCCCACGTAGCGGAGCACGCGTTATGCACAACGCAGCGGTAGCGCAGCGAACGCTTGCGTTCTCGCTTTGCGATCGTGCACATGGAAAGGTTGGAAGTAAATGAAGTCAAACATCTTACTCCAGGGAGAGATAGGTTCCGGCAAGACTTACGCCCTACAAACACTGCTCCCCGAGTACTGGAGCGAGCCCAGCGGCTCATTGTTCAAGGGCGCCGGCTTGCATGCCCTCTGCCTATCCTTCGACCCTGGCATCGACGCCACGATCGGCCGCAACCTCTGTGGCCATCCCGAGGCACCTTCGGTAGCACTACATCACCACTACATCCCGCCAGTGGCTGTCAGTTGGCAAACCATGCGTCATTGGGCTCTCCTCGCCAATACCATCGACATCGAGAAGCTCACCCAGATGTCCGACCCCAAGCGCGGCGAATATGGTCAGTTCCTCGACCTCTTCGACGCCTGCAACCGCTTCGTCTGCGACGGCTGCAACAAGGACTTCGGCTCAATCTCGGAACTCGGCGAGGACTGGGCTGCGGCCCTTGACGGGCTAACCGGCCTCACGACTGTGGCCCGGCGCAACATGTGCGGCGGCAGCCCCTTCCTATCGCTACCGAAGATCGGCGGTATCCAGGGCTTGGTCGAGGGCTTTCTCGATCAGTGGTGGGGCAACACCGCGTGCAACGCGATCCTGATCGCCCACATCGAGCGCGAAACCTCGCCGATGACGGGAATGCAATACCTCGCTTTGTCCACCATCGGTCAGAAGCTCGCCCCCAAAATCCTCAAGAAACCTGACGAGATCATCCTCGCCCGTCGTGAACGCGGCCGCTACTATTGGGACACATCGGACGACGATTACGCCCTGAAGCAGCGTCGCCTCCCCGCACGCCCCGACCTCGCCCCCGACTTCTCCCGGATCTTTCGGGGCTAACGCCCCTCAAGATCGGCTTCCACACAGGAGCAACCTGCAATGCCCTTCTCCTCTTCCGAACCCAGCTTCTACCCTGTTGTCAAGGTCATCGTCCGGCCACGCTACGAGAAGCCTGCCAGTGGCATTGAAAGCTCCCTGAGCATCGTCCTCGTCCACGAAGACGGCACCCAAATGTCAATCGCCTGCCTACACTCCAACGACATCCCTATCGAAATAGAGGTAGTGCCGTACTCGGACAAGCACCTGGCAGCAATGGCCGCAGCAGCACAAGGAAAGGTCGCAGCCTAGCGAGCCTTCGGCTCGCTAGCTTCTAGCAAAGGAACCGCTCATGTCCCTATTCGACTTCAACTCGATCGCCGAAACCGTCTACCGGGGCGCCGACCCCTCGCCCGACTGGGTCATGGTCCCCGAGGGCGAATACGTCCTCCAATGCACCAAGATCACCGGCCGCGAAGTCGAGAGCACGCGCATGAACACCACTTACATCTTCGTCGAATTCACATGGGAAGTACTCGACGACACCGCCCGCGCCGCCACCAACATGGCCAAACCCGTCGTATCGCAGTCCTTCTCTCTCCAGACACTCAACGGCAGTAACGAGTTAGACTGGGCACCCAACCAGAACATGCAATTGCGTGCAGTCCTCAAAGCTTGCGGGATCACTACCAATCGCGCAATCAACAAAATCTTGAACCAGACTGTTTACGGCAAGGTCGAGCACCAGGTCATGACGGACCGCGACGGCCCCCTCCTCGACGCCGAAGGCCGCCCCCAGATGCGTGCCCGCGTCACCCGCGTAACCACCCTCGACCACGCCCGCCATCGCACGGGCTCCGCCCGTGCAGCCGACACTCTTCAACGACCCGATCGGCCTTCGGCCGATCAAGCTTCCACAAAAGCAAAATAGCTGAAGCCTAGTCCGAGCGAAGCGAGGACTATGGACCACTTGAACCTTCTGACTGCGAAGCTGTGGGAGGTATACCTGCTCTCCCACAACCGTCTCGCTCCACTGGACGACTACCGGCTCACACCGCAAGACGTCGCCGAGATGCTCGACCTTCGCGACTTCGCCGCTTCCATATTGGCTGAAATCAAGGAGGCGATGGCCCCTTCGGGGCCACGCCAAGGAGAATAGAGAGTGACTGGGCAGTGGATCGAAGAAGGAGATCCAAACTCACCTTTATACATTGTCGGCGAAGCCCCCGGCGAGCGCGAGGTCGCCCAGCGCCGCCCCTTCGTCGGCCCCTCCGGCCAGCTCCTCGACAGCTGCCTGCGCGAAGCCGGCCTATATCGCCGCGACTGTTTCCTCACCAACATCTGCCATGTGCGGCCCCCCACTTACCGGGACAAACACAACCGGAGAATAGACAATGACATCGACCAGTTCTTCGCCACCGCTACTCAAGCAAAGCGAGAGGGTATCCCTCTCCATCTCAGCCGCTATCCCCGTGAACCGATCACGGCCGGCCTCGCTCGACTACAAACCCTTATCGGACAGCATCGCCCTCGCCTTATCATCGCTATGGGCAACACAGGGCTGTGGGGACTGGTCGGCGAAACTGGTATTACCAAATGGCGAGGTAGTACGTTTCTCGGGAAAACGGGAACACGAACAATCGCAACCTTTCACCCCGCTGATTGTCTCGCAAACAGAAGCCCCCACCACCGACCAATACTCGTTCATGACCTCACTCGCGCCCGACGAGAGCTAGACCACCCCAGCGAGCCCCCGCAATGGCGCTTTGTCGTCGCTCCGCTCCGACAAGACGTAAGAGACTGGCTTGGCGTCTTGGCCGAAGGCCAGCCATTGACTTGCGACATCGAGACCCGCAACGGCCAAGTCGCCTGTCTCGGGCTCGCAAGCTCGCCCGAGACAGCACTCTGCATCCCCTTCATGAGAGCGCAACCCGGCGACAATGGGCACTCCTACTGGAGCCTAGACGACGAGTGCCACATCGTCGCTTTACTCCAACAAATCCTCTCCACACACCCGACCACGTGGCACAATGGCTTATTCGATTGCCAGTACCTCGCCCGCCAATGGGCCTTCGGCCCATGCTACCACGATGACACGATGGTGATGCAGCATGTCGCGTTCCCTGGCCTCCTGGGTGGAAAGATTGACCCAGTCAGCGGGCGCACCGATAAAAGAGGCAGCTCTCTCTCACTTAGTTTCATCGCCTCTCTCTACTGTCGCCATTACCGTCATTGGAAAGATGACGGACGGCTCTTCGATCCATCTCAACATGATGAGGGACAACTCTGGTCGTATAACTGTGAGGACGCTTGTCGTACCCACGAATGCAAGACGGCCCTTCGGGCCGTGCTGGAGCGTGCCGACCTGATCGACCAATATCGCTTCGAGATGTCGTGCATCCCACTCACGCTCCGAATGATGTGGCGCGGGCTCGCCGTCGCCCACGATGAAATGAAGGCCCAACACGCCGCCATCCTCACCGAGAAGTATGAAACCGGCATCTGGCTCGACATCGCCACCGGCTGCGACTTCAACCCCGAAAGCACCCCGCAAATGCGCGCTCTCTTCTACAACGACTTGGCGCTGCCCACCCGTCTCGACAAGCACACCCGCCAGCCCTCCCTCAAGGACCACGACCTCACCCAGATCACTCGCCAGTGGCCCCTGACCCGCCCACTTATCGAGAAGATCCAGCTGTTTCGCACCCTCGACACCATCAAGGACAGTGTCGATCCCGCTTGTCTCTCCCCCGATGGCCGCCTGCGCACTGCCCTCAACCCCGCCTATGTCGAGACATTCCGCTTCAGCTCGAACGAAACCGCCTTCGGCGAAGGTCACAATTTACAGAATATAGCGCGACCACCGGAGGACTAATGCGCGGATCAGTTGTAAGATGGTCACCGGAAGAATTAAGCGGCTGGGTTACACTCGACGAAAACGGGTGCTGGATATGGCAGGGAAATATATCACCAATCACGCAGAAAGCCGCCAAACATACAGGAGTTGTTCAAATGATCAGCCCCCACGAGTACCTCCGCTGCGTCGGCGACAGCTACACGCAAGTCCGCGACGTGCAAGGTCGACTGCTCGGCTGCATTCCTCGCATCGCGGACAACGTCGAAGGCATCCGCGCCTCTGACGGCACTCCCTACCCGGTCCGCATCGCTGCCGTGGCGTGCCTCTGCGTCCCCGACGACGTCGACCCCAGGACGCTACCGCAGTTCACCCCGCTCGACCTCGGCCGCAATGCCGACCTCGCCCTCCCCCCACGGGTAGAACCATGAGACACCTCACACCGAAACACAAGGAAGCATGGCTCAGGGGCTACCAAGACGGTCTAAAGCCTAGACTTGAAGAGCCTCGCAAAGTAATTCCACCCACCGATCTCACCAGCGACGAAGCATGGGACTACACTTCAGGCTTCATCGCTGGGGACCGCCTAGCCCCCAAAAAGGCTCCCTAGACATGCTCCTCTTCGTCGATTGTGAAACCACCGGCATCCCCAACTTCAACCGCCCTTGGGACTGGTCCGAGCAACCTCGCCTCGTCCAGCTAGCCGCTTTGCTGGTCGCTTCGCTCCCAGCAAAGGACGGCGAGTACCAGCAGATCCGCGAACTCAACTACATCATCCGCCCCGCCGGCTGGACTATTCCCCCCAAGGTTGCCGCCATCCACGGCGTCACCACAGAGCGGGCCCTCGCCTTCGGCGTCCCACTCGATCACGCCATGTCCAAGTTTCAAGGCATGCTCGTCGATGCCGACGAACTCGGCGTCGGAGGCAAGATCATCGCCCACAACCTCCAATTCGACACTCACATCCTACTCGCTGAACTTAACCATTGCGGCATGCCACTGGCCCCCTTCGGATTGCTCCGTCCTTTCTGCACCATGCGCACCCTCACCAACAGGATGAGACTGCCCGGCGGACCACGAGGCGAATACAAATGGCCCACCCTCGACGAAGCTTGGAGGTTCATACACCCCGATCGGCCTCCGGCCGATCCTGCAGCACGCCATACCGCAATGGGCGACGTCGTCATGTGCCGCGACGTCTACCTCAGCGGCCTCGAACGCGGCTGGTGGCCATGAGGCTCGCCATGAGGCTCGCTACGCTAGCCTCATGCAGCTTCCACACGTAAGGAACCACAATGGCCATCGAACGGTGGACACCCCGGCGCAAAGTAGCACTCCTCAACGACCTCGCCACCGGCCGCACCACCCAGGAAGCTGTCCTTCGCCTGTACAACGTATCCCCCGACGAAATCGCCGAGTGGATACGCGCCTACCACCATGACGGCCTGCCCGGCCTTCGCACCACTCGCACCCAGGAGCGCCGCCCCCGCCACTTCCTCCGATCGCCTCGCTCCGCTCGCCGATCACCCACATAGCTTCCACAGAACATCCACAGACTTGTCCACAGCCCATAGAACGTTTCAGGCACATCCAATGAACGTTCCGCTATATCCAATGATGACGAGCGGTTGTGTCACAGAGAATGTTTCGGGATCTTGCAGCATAATCCATGCACTGGCGTCACTCGGGGCGTCGCCCGCAATGCCGGTCCCATCGGCAAGCCCCCGCAACCCCTCAGGGCTACCCAACGGCCAATTATGCAGCTTGTGCGCACATCCTCACCACCTCGAGCTGCACCCGGACATCTGCCAAATGCCGGCCGTAAAAACGTCTCCAACCTTTTTCACCTTCGGGAGGAAAAAGGAGCCTCTCCAGTGCGCGGAGAGGCTACTACGGAGAATGTCCACCTGCCAAAGCCAGAGACGTTTTTACGGCCGGCATTTGGCAGATCACGAGGAGCAACCATGACCTACTTCGCCGTCCAAGTCCACTACCTCAACGGTCTCAAGGACAGGTTGGCCTGGGAGGACGTCTTGACCAGCACCAACAGCGATTTGGCAGCAAACTATGCCAAGCGACACAACGGTGAAGGGCTTGGAGTTCTACGAGTAGTACGCCTAGAAGGCAAATGGCCTCACGCCAACCACCCCAATAACCCCGCATCCTGCGTACACTTCATCCACGAGGTCGAGGCATCCGCCTGGGCCAAACGGCTAGAAAACCAGAGGTTCATATACCCATGACCCGCCTCAAGCCTGACTTCGACCCTCGTTGCGCCAAGCTCGTTGAGCATTTCTTCCCTGACGCCCCGATTGACTTCCAATGCGATCTCGCCGACCGCATCCAAGACCTGATCGAAGCCGCCGCCGAAGACCTCGCCGACCGCTACCAGTCCAGCTGGGCCACCATGAGCGAGGGCATGCGCCGCTACCGCCGCCAAGAAAGCTGATATGACCGAGTTGACTGCTGATCGCTTCATCGTATCCAGCAAGGAACTTGCCGAGTTATGGCAAGTCTACGGCATCGACGAAAGAGACGCGGGCAAAGACATAACCCTCCACGAATTCGACTTCATCCGACTGATGGTATCCCTCTATATAGCGAGAGGCATGGTACCACCACCAATCACATGGGCGCGATGACCTTACCCAACATCCGCCGGACCATCGTCCCCGATCCGGGGATGGTACTGGTCGAGATCGACCTGAAGCAAGCCGACGCCCAGATCGTCGCATGGGCGAGCAACGATGAACCGCTCAAGTCGCTGTTTCGCCAGGGGGTTGATATATACACTGAACGACAAACCGGCATCTGGAGTGATCCAAGCCTGCCTTCATCTAGACAGATCCGAAAGAACTGCATTCACTCCGTCAATTACGGAGCAGCATATCGTACTCTGGCCGAACGGTACGTGGGTACTGAAGCGGCCGCTCGCCACTTCATCGACACTTGGTTCTCCCACCACCTCGCCATTCGCGAGTGGCAGCGCCGGATCGAGTGGGAAATGACCCAATCCCGTACCCCTTCGATCCGAAACATCTACGGCTATCGCCGCCTATACGCCTGCCCCACCCCATTGACCCAGCCACTAGCGTGGTTGGGTCAATCTACCGTCGCCAGGGTGAACAAAGAAATGCTCTTAGCTCTCGCTACGCTCGAACCAACAGTTCAAATTCTCATGCCGCACCACGACAGCGTCCTTCTACAAGTCCCTGTCGGGCTTACGCCCGACATCTTTCCCAAGTTGCTTGAACTCTGTGCCATCACTGTCCCCTACAAGGATGATCCCCTTGTCATCCCATGTGACCTCAAATACAGCGACCAATCCTGGGGCGACATGCTAAGCTGGTCGCCGGAGGCGACCAATGCTGATTGACATCCTCCCGATCCCCCACGAGCACCAACGCTACGACACCACTGGGGACTGGTTCATCAAGGACGGCCTCCTACACATCCGCCCCTCGTCGCTTAGCGACGATCGCCACACATTCCTTCTCGGCCTTCACGAACTAGTCGAAGCCGTCCTCTGTCTCAAGTGCGGCATCATCCAAGACGAGGTCGACGAATTCGATCTCGCTGCACTCGATCGAAATATCGAAGAACCAGGCGATGACCCAGCTGCTCCTTACCACCGGCAGCACGTCATCGCCTCGATCGTCGAGCGTCTTGCCGCCGAGCTGCTCGGCGTCGACTGGAACGAGTATTCGGCAGCGGTCGATACACTAAAGAGGTAGCCCAATGGTTCTCACCCTCGTTTCGGATCGCTCCGCCCGACGAAGGGAACATGACGACTGGATCACCTCCTACCTCGCCGCAGTCGTCCCGAAGAGCGAGGCCCCCGAACGCTTCCACTTCTGGATTGGGGCAAGCATCATAGCAGGAGCTTTACGCCGCCGTGTAAGTATCAATATGGAGGCGTTCTCCTGGTTCCCCAATATGTTCATCGTCCTCGTCGGTCCCCCTGGCACCGTCAAGAAATCGACTAGCATCAACGTCGGTGCCCGTCTTTTACGCGATGTGCCCAATATTCATTTTGGCAGTGACATCACTACTTGGGAAGGCTTCATTCAGCAAGTCGAGAACGCCGAGGACATATTTGCTGAAGGCGACCCCCAGCCACGCCTAGACTTCAACGAAGAGTACAAAGTCACTTCAGCACTAACATGTATCGTTAGTGAATGGGGAACGTTTCTTGATCCCGATAACTACAACATGATCAACATGTTGACTGAACTATACGACGGCAAGTCCGATATCCCACTACGAAAGACAACCAAGACGCATGGCGACAACATAATAGTCAATCCATTCTTGAATATGATAGCCGGTACGACACCCTCCTGGATGGCTGACAATTTCAAGGGCCGTTTCGGCGGTTGGGGTTTCTCTTCCAGATGCATCTTCCTGCACGCCTCACAGCCGGAACGTCTAATACCCTATCCAGACGAAGAGTGGCAAGGCACCTTCCAGTCCCAGATGCAGAGTTTCACAAAGGATCTCATCGAGATCAGCAGGATGAAAGGTCAATACGTCCTCGACCCCGCCGCGCGCAACTACGGTCGCGATTGGTACCGACAACATATGGAGCGCAAAGTCCGTCTCGATGAACACCCCGATCACAATCCTTGGCTCAGCTACTATCTCGCTCGCAAGTTCGATCACGCCCACAAGCTAGCTATGGTCATCGCGGCCAGCCAAGGCTCCCAGCTCCTCATCACTTACGACCACCTCAAGACAGCTTGCGACCGCTGCGACGAAGTGGAGGTCGAACTCTCCAAGGTCTTTGGCAGCAACGTCCAGGACACTTCTAGAGCTGTCCGCCTCAATCAATCACTCTGGGTCGAACTAGAGAATATGATCACTAAGAATGGTGGCGGATTTGAGGAACGCGGCATCTACGCATGGACTTTGCGCCGTTTAACCTATGGAGAAAGCAAAGCCTTCATCGAGCATCTTATAGCAGGCAATTGGCTCAAAAAGGAAGTCAATAACGATGGAACATGGCTTGTATTCGGATCAGCGTACAAGAATGCTACCGAACCGACGCGCAGCTCACCGGATTGACGCCGGGCGAGCCTACTCCGCTCGGGCCAGGATGATCAAGGCGGCGAGCTAAGGCTCGCCCGCTCGCTACGCTCGCGGGCTCGGCGCTCGGCCTTGACATCCGGCCCTTCGCTCCGCAACCGCCCGACGGCGTCAATCCTAGGTTAAAGCTGCGCTTGGGCCTAAAGGCCCGCGCGTCAAGTGGACTCACCCACAAGGAACCCGCAGCATGTTCGAACTGATCTTCTACATCCTCTGGCTTGCCGGTCTGAACTGGTTTGGCCTGCTCGACCCGACATGGACCGCCATCTCGACAGTCGGCATCATCATTCTATACATCATCAACCACGCTCCTCGACCACAAGACTAGGGCACTGCCGCCCTAGTAGCCGGATCGGTGACATCGACCTGCTCGACCGTTGGCGTTGGCTGCGCCGCCTGCACGCCTGCCCTCACCGCTGTTGCTGTCTTCCCTATAGCTCGCAACTCGATCTGCCTGATAGCCTTATCCAGTTCCGGGCTCCCCGGCCGCAACCTCGCTGCACTCCTCACTAGCGGCATCACATACGGCACTTCCCGCAGCGCATGAAACAGGTTCATCGCTGCATGGACTGCAAACGGTGCGGCGATCAACCCAACCGCCTGCATCGCCCCCTTCAATGGCTCTCCCCTCAACGTGTGCTCCACCAGCCGCTCCCCACCAATAAACGGCAAGAAGCTCCGTGTCCCCCATACCATCAATCGGCCATGCCTGCTCGCAGAAGTCTCCGCCAATCTCTGCGCGATATTCGCCTCGCCTTCCAGCTCAGTCACCCGCGTTCGTCCCAGCATCGCAATCAGCCCATCCTTGCGGTCCCTGATGTATTTCGTGAACCGCTTCGTCGCCGTTGCATCGGGTGTCTTCCCCTTCATATCATCAGTCAGCGTATGCAGCATCTGCCACTCCACGACGCTCTTCATCTCCTCCTGCGCTCGTGGTCCCATCACCTTACCCATCCGCGCCATCAGCTCGGCGTCATTGGTCTTCAGCGCCTTCGACACCCGGTTGAAGAACCACGCATTCGTAAACAGGTTCTTTCTCCCCGCAGTCACCCCCGCCTCGATCTGCTGTGGCGTATACCGCCCAAACAAATCATAGATCGGCCCGATATTCTCCCGGAAGAACCTGTTTGCACGATCCGCATCCCGTAGGAACTCGTTCACGCTCATCCCGTGCTCGTCCGCCGCCTTCTTCGCCACATCAAGCAATGACTGTCCCAATGTTGCCAGCTGCCTCCTCGACTGTGGATCAGTCTCCTTCGTCCGCATCGCCCGATGCACCGCTTGCAGTGCGGCACTAAACCTGTCTGCTCCCACTGGCACGGCTTCGAACGGCGCTGGCGGCACTGGCGGCGTCAAACCCATCTGCCGCGCCACCTGCTCCTTGGCTCCCGACGGGAAGCCAGGGGCTAGCTTGTCGAGGTTCTTCTCGTACGCCTCGCTATCCTTCCTATACTGCTCCACCGCCCTCGCATGGGCGTCCTTCCTCGCCTCGTGCGCAGGCAACCCCAACTCGTCCCTGACCTTGTTACTCGTCACGGTCGCCGACACGCCTTCCCTCCGGGCGGCACCTGGAATGGCGGCTGCCACTCCCTGTCCCAGCTCTTCCGGGTCAAACCCCTCGAACTCCTTCCCCGACACGTTCCGCAGCGTGTACAGCTTATTCTTTTCATCCCAGAGCCGCTTGTAGTGTTCCAGAAACGACTGCTTGATCTCGTTCACGCTCTTGCTGATCTGCCCTGCATTAGCCTGCAGCATCTGCAGGAACGCCTGCGTCGCCTCCTTATCGGCCAGATACCTCGTCCCCCACCCCACCGCCGCTCCAATCCCTTGACCCAATCCTCCAAATGCAGCCCCGAGCGCCCCTTCAAGCCCCCTATTTCCCTCATTGACATCCGGATGGAACGTCGTAGCTCCAGCCGCCGCCCCCACCGTGGCACCCCGCATAAACCTCGGAAGCGCACTGACCACAGCCCCTGCCGCCTCTCCCACCTTGGTCGCTGCCAGCAGCCCACTCGACGCCATGATCCCTGCGACCGTCCCTCCAATCTCTCCGACAGTACCGAACACCGGGTGCTTCCGACCCATCTCCAGCAGCCCCAGCCGCTCCTCCCAATCATTTACCTGCGCCGTGAACTGCCTTGCCATCTCCTCGTTGCTGGCCTGCAACGCCGTCTGGATCGGTCCCAGCACCAGGTTCGCAGCTCCACGTGCCGCCCCACCCATCAGCGCCGCTGACTGCTCCATGAACTCCGGCGTGTAGAACCCGCTCGGATCGATGCTCGATACCGCCTCGTCTTCCTCTTCCGGGTCCAGCTCGCTGCTCGGCCGACCATCGACGTACTTCTTCAGCCGGTCATCGAGATCCGGCCCCGTGAGCCGCCTCTTCTCCGCCACCGACGCATCTGCCGGCACCCCCAGGTCCACACCAGTGAGCGAGCTTGCCTTCGCCAGATAGTTCTGCGTCTCCCTCGGCAGCTTCGCATAATCGCGCCCCCCCGCGATCCATTCGTCAGCCTTCCCCGGCCCCGAGTTGAATGCAACCAGGGAATCGGTCCAGTTCCCATACTTATCATATTGCTTTGCCAGATAAGCCCGCTGCCCCGCCGTAGCCTGTCCATAGTCGAGCCGATCCTTGACACCCACCTCCGCAGCCGCAGCAGCCCCAAGCCCGCTGATGATCCCCTTCTCATTGGGTCTGTAGTCACGGCCCTCCATCTGTTGTACTGCAGCCGACATATTATCGAGCGCCGTCTTGTCCCTCGGTGGTGCCACGGGAGCAGCTGTCACCCCGGCTTGGCGCGCAGTAGCGATCGCGGTGCTGGCTGCATCGCCCCTGGGCTTCCCGGCCTCCGGCATCGTCACCTTCGGCGCAGTCTCGTCCACGCCCGCCTGCTTCAGGCGTGCATCTAGATCATCGAGTGACAGCTGCGCCATCAGTCTCGCTTCGCTCGACTGATCAAAGTTTGAAACATGATGACTGCTAGCGCAACCCGATCCCGATCATACGAGCCATCTCCAGTGGGTCCATCGCCCTTTCCGCCGCTTTCAGCGCAATATCGCGACCCAGCACCGTGTCGCTGCTTCCCTTGATCTTGTATGCCCTATCGGCACTGATCAGCGTCTTGAAGCTTCCTGGGTCGAGCACATTCCCCCCATGCAGCAATACCGTACCACCCTTCGCGGTCGTATAGGTCTGGTACGTCGCCGTCCGTTGCTTGACCTGTTCCCACGACGCTATCGCATCGTCCACGTCCTTCAACGGCCTTCCGGGCTGGCTCATCTTCAACGACCTCAGCTGCGCCAACCGCCTATCCGCTGTCTGATCCATATTAATGATTGCCCTTAGCGGGCTATCGGCGATCGTCGCCGTCGTATCCTTCGCCAGCGCAAACCGCCCCTGCGACCAGAACCCACCGCCCTGACGGGCGGTATCTGCCGCCTGCAGCAGCCCCGCATCATACATCTGCAACAACTCGGCATCCCCGCTCGATCCGCCTTTGCCTTCCCACCAAGCCTTGATCGTCGCCCCACTCAGCAACCCGATCTTCTGTGGCGCCTTCTCGAACGTATCCATAAACCGCACCGCGCTCGTCGCTCCCACAGCCGCATCCGACGCCTCCTTCGCCAACGCAATCGGCGTCGCCGATGCCTGCGACTGCGCCCTGGCGTAGCTCTCCGCCGTCTTGTACGCGGCATCCGGCTTGCCGCCCCCCACCAACACACCATTGTAGATCTGCCTCGCCGCAGCCTTCTCCGTATCAGTCAGACCCGGCAATGTATCCAAAGTAGCATCCATCGCATGGCGAGGCGCCGGCCTCCCAGGCTGCGTTCCCGCTGGAGGCGTCAACGCATCCGCCGTTGGCCCCGTCGCTGCCGCACCCGGAGCGGGAGCCGGGGCACTCGGAGCTGACACACCCGGCGCCAACGCAGCCGCTGCAGGCGCTGGAGCCTGCGGCTGTTCCAAGGCCCTCGCTACAGGTGACGCAACCGGTGCCGCTTTCGTCGATGGCGGTGGGGGCTCTATCGTCGGCCCTGGTATTGTGGGTGCCGGTCCTGGATCTGGATAGTTCTCAGGGTCTATATCATGAAGAGCCTTCCGCCGCGCGTGCAGATCAAGTTCCCTCTGTTGCGTTAACTGCTCTTCGGCTACCGCCCTAGCCCGCGCCGCCCCAGTCTGCGCCTGCTTCTCCGCAGTGGCCGCGGGGATAGCCTCGGTTTCGGCTCCCAAATGAGCCGCTGACGCCGCCGACGTAGCAGTCTCTTGCCGTTTGAGCGCTGCCGTGACCGGGTCGAGCGGCTTCGGCTGCCCCAAGAACGGGATCTGCGCCCTGTGATACTCCGATAGCGCCTTTTGCTCCTCCGTCTGCGCGGCTTGCAGCTGCATCTGCTGGGCGAACTCCCGCGACTTCAGGATGTTCAAGCCCATCTGCCCACCCTTGTCCCCAAACCGCCTAATACTCTGGATCAGCTTCTGGTCATCCGGCACATTCGGATCTTGCCAAATCTGCCCAACTCCCTGCGCCGTCTGCTGGTCCTGGTACTGTGTCACCGCCGCTCCCAGCAACGAGCCCAAGCCCTGCCCTAGCGAGCCCCAGTTCGTACCCCCGCCGACAATTGCTGTCGACGAGCCTCGTGCCATCACACGCTCCCGCTAGGCAGGAACGAACCGCCGCCACCACCACCCGCCGACAGCAAGCTTGTAAGTGCTGCTCCCCCTGCAGCACCCAGAGGTCCGCCGATAGCCCCGCCAATAGCCGGCCCGGCAGTCTGCAACAACGTCGACAGCAACCCCGATGTCCCCGGCAGGTTCGCCCCTTGTGTCTGCTGCGTCGGCTGCAAAATCGCGGTAATCAAGTCCCGCAGGAACGGCTCTTGCGCCTGTGGCAATGTCAGTGCTGCCGCAGGAGCCCCCTGTGCCAGGGCCACATTACGAACACCCGCCGCCTGGTTCGCCGCCAGCATATTCTGCATCAGCGCCTGCAGGTTGAGCTGTCCCGCGCCCAGCGTATACTGTGATCCCGCCTGCCCCAGCGCCCTCGCCACATTCGTACCCGCTTGGCCACGCGCCTCGGCGCTCTCGCTCCCGAACGCTCCACCAGACCCCGCACCGAACTGCCCAGCGATCGACGGCAGCGTCTTCTGCAAGAAGTCCTGCGTCACGGGCTGCACCACTCCTTGCTGGAACGCCTGCTGCGCCGGTCCTATCGCACCTCCTTGCCATCCCGCCCCAGGATCGACTTGCGGCGCCTGATACCCCAGCTGTCCCGGCAATGCTGCCGCTGCCTGCCCCGCCACCTGCCCCGGTATCCCACCGGCTTGCTGCTGGAACGTCTGCATGATCGTGTCCAGCAGCGTCCCGAGGTCCGCCTGCTGCGGCCCCTGGATCGTCGGCGTCGTCTGGAATACCGCCTTCGGCTGACTACCAAGTAGCGCACTACCCATCACTTCGCTCCTACTTCTTACCCTTCTTGGGCTTCCTCGCGAAGTCCCGCAGCTGCTTCTCGCTCATTCCCGTCTGGGTCTTCTTCCCGGCGCGTTTCCGCCCCAGTTCCGCACCCATGAACCGCCGCTGCCTACCCGTTTTGGCCGGCATCACCTTTCTCCAATCCAAGGACTATCAGGTCCAGCAAACCGCTCTCCCTCATAATTGTTCTCGTCAGCCGACCCTCCTCGTGGAAGCCGATGTGTTTCGCTCCCACCAGAGCCCTCTTGTTGTCGGTCGGAATAAAGGCCCACAGCTTCAGCAATCCCCGCTCGGAAAACGCTCGTCCAATAGCATGGAGCGTGAACGTCCTCGCCACCTTTCCCCGTGCTTCGGGATGGAAGGCTACATGAATGAGTGCACCAACCGACGTTCGCTGCTCGAAGAGCACATATCCAATGATGTTCTGCTGCCACAGTGCTGCCACTGTCCATACATAAGGGCTTAGAAGGTGCCCAATAAAGTCCATCTGCTCCGGCGCCGGGCTCATCGCATCACTCACCGCCCAGTAAATCTCGGGTCTCCGCATAAACTCCTGCATCTGGTACGGATCAAACTGGTCAGTAGCTGAGAACACGCTGTCACCCAGTACCGCCCATGCCGATTGCCGGCGGCTGTGGAGCCAGCACCTGCATCGGCACCCACTCGCCCTCGAACTCCGACCAGATCTCCATCCACGTCATCCGGAAGCTCGGATCGTTGCCACTCAACCGCACCCGCAGGTACTCGCTGACGAACTGAAACGTCACCCCAGCCAGCGCCGCGAACCTAAAGTCGATCACATCCACAAACCGCCAGCTCCGCCCCCGATCCAAACTCACCTCTACACCAATGTCGAATGCCCCTTGACCTCGCACCAGCAATCGATCGAACCTGCTCAGCGTCCCGCCCTCGCCCACATCCTTCGTCTCCACGCTCCACCGAATGAGCTGCCCCCTGTCATCCGGCACCACGAAATCGTACTCCACCACCCCACCCGGTCCCGCCAGCAGCACCCCGGGTGCGGCCGTATCCTCCTCGAACCGCATCAGCTGGCTTCCCGCGCTCAGCCACTGATCCGCAAACCGCCTCACGAACCACCCCGGCTTCCCTCCCAGCGCCAGCCTCAACACAGTATCCGGTATCGTGTACTCGCCCGTGGGGATGCCGATCCACACCTCATGCCAGTTCGCAACGTACTGCGCCCAGATATTTCCCTTCGCCATCTGGTTCAGGTTGCTGGTCACGCTGAAATGCTGCTGCCAAATGTTATCCGCTAGCGGCTCCAGCGCATAATCGCCCTTGTACGCATACACATTGAATGCGCCCACCACCACATGAATTGCAGGGGTCCGTGCGATCGTGATCGGGGCCACGCCCAGCACCGACTGCGCCCCATCCCCTTGGATCATGTACTCCCAGAACAGGATCTGGTTCAGTACCCCCAGATACGTCGCCCGCATGATCGACGTGTGTCGATAGAGGATGTACCACGACCCCAGCGGGAACCCGCAATGGATATCATCATCCGTATCCAGCAGGTCATAGATCGCCTGTATCCCCGTATCGGCCCCCTCGATGATCGTCCTGATCGCCGTAGGCGATCCCGCATCGCTCGTCCTCACCCTCCTCGGGTGCCTTACCCCGCTCTCGGTCAATCCCTGCAGCAGCAACTGCTCGTGGAACACCCCCAGCGACCGGCACACGATATTGGGCACATCGAACGGCATCACCTTGAACTGACCCAAATAAAAGTAGAACACCGGATCGATGCCGTTGGTGATGATCACCCAATCGAACGGCGGGTACGACACCATCGAAACCGGCGTATTCACCTCCCCATTCAGCGTTTGGTCGCTTCGCGACCAAGCTCCCTGAGTATCCAAATGGTAGGCTGCCTTCGTCGTAATCAGCACTGTATCCACGGTCCCATCCGAGTGATTGACCCGGAACACACTCTGCGGCGTGCCCTTGACACCTTCGGCGTCAAAAGCTCCCAGCGTCTTGTATCCGGTATCCACCCGCAGCTGGCCCTGCACCACAAACAAATTGACGATCGCCGGGCTCTCATTCGGCGCGATCTCGCTCGCACTCGCATTCGTATTCAGCCCCCCGTCGAGCACGGGCAGCCGCTCCTTCTTAACCTGCTCCTTCAGGCTCGCTGCGCTCGCTTGAGTACGTTGGGCATCCCTCTCAACAATGCTGGTCTGCATCACTGCGCTCGACATAAAGAGAATTACATGCAGGGCACACCACTGGTCCTATTGGGGCAGCCCATCGAAACCCGCACTGCAAGCATCTGTATATGATGCGGCGGGCCGTAATCAAGTGGCTGCTCCGCTGGCATCAACCCAATGCCCCCCTTGCCACCACACCGGCACACCCAGCGTGACATCGAAGAACATCTGCCCGATGAACAGCTGCACCACCGGCCGCTCCGCCGTCGTCCCCGTCTCGGGCAGCTGCAGCACCCGCAGCTGCGTCGTCAGCGCCACATCGAACGGCGTCGTCGGCACAGGAAGAGCTAACGTCCTCACGGCACTATGCCGCTCACCGACATCAGCACCCGCCCATCGCTCGACGGCACCGCAGTCACCGTCGCATTGACCTTTACATTGTGGTTCCGCGTCGTGTTGGTATTGTTGGTCACCCCCGTTGGTTGCGCTACCGCCCCCGGTATCACCTCGTGTATCCCGTCAATCGAATACCCACGAGGATTGAACACCGATATCGTCGGCATTATTGCCTCCCTTCGGTCGGCAATAGCCTAATGGCTGAGCGAAGCGAAGCCATTAGTGGCCCGCGCTGCTGCCGCGCCCCGAGTACATCGGGGGCTTCTTCGGAGGCTTTCTCGGTGGGTGCGTCGACTTCGCCGCCGCCGTCCCCGGCATCGCCTTCTTGTCGTGCTGCGGGTGGCTCCGCTTCGACCCCTGATGCTTTGCAGCCATCTCATCTATCCTTGCTCAACGAGGCAGTAAACGTGTGCGCCTTAGTCCCCTTGGGCACGCCCTTCTTCTTGCCCATCGCCCCGCCGATGTGCGGCATCCCTTTCTTCCTCGGCATCCCGTGCGTCGCCACCGTCTTGCGCCCGCGCGGTTTCATGATCTTCGCTTTCACAGTCGCCTCCTTTTCACGTTCCAAAAATCCCTCGAAGCTCCGGCGACAACAAGACAGCAACCCACAAGCCAGCATAAAGAGCGGCCAACAACAACAAGGCGACCAATCGAGCCGTCACGAGATCGTCACCGGCACCATGGTCAGCGTATAAGACCCGATGGGGGCGGTTGCTGCCCAGTGAGGAGCCTGGTCGTTGTAGTCGCCGCAGCAGGTGATCATCGCCGTTGCTCCACCGTCCACCTGTAACGATTTCGGCATGATGTTGGGGTTGTAAAGTCCGCGCCCCCCCGGCACCGCCCCCACCGCGGCATTCCACGTCTTCGACGCGCCCGCCAACAGGGTCCACGGCCCCCACAGTTTGGTTGACTGCCACACGTCCCACGTCGTCGTCGAGGAATCTTCGACGGCATTGTTGACAATTGCCGGATACCACCACTGGATGTGTATATAACAGCCGAACTTCGGCAGATACTGCACCCCGTTGCTGCTGACCTTGAGTGCGCTGTTGATCAACGGCGCCGCCGTCGCCCACGCTCCCCAGCTCGCGTCGAGCATACCGTTGTCGACACCTACAGGCCCCTGCCAATAACTCCACTTGGTTCCATCCAGCGCCGGC